TATTATATGTCAATGGAGACAGCCATACAGCAGCCGCAGAAGCAGTCAATCCGCATGCGTTTGCGGAGGACGACGGCGATCTTTTCTACATGGGCCGAGCGCCGCATCCGGCCAATCTAGCTGTGAGCTGGGGCCGTATTCTGAGCAGCACGATCAAGGCCACCTTCAAGTGTGATGCAGAATCAGCCAGCAGCAACCAGCGCATCATGCGCACTACCGAGCAGTGGCTGACCAACACTGACTACGATCCACGCGAGATGTTAATGATCATCCAGTGGTCGACCTGGGAACGACAGGAATGGCTGATAGGAGATGTGTATTATCAGATCAATGCATCTGGAATAGACCAGGTACCCGAAGATTATCAAAATCGCTACCGGGAGTACGTGGCCAATGTTGACTGGCAGGCCTGCACCGAATACTGGCATGATGCTATATGGCAGACGCACTTGCGCTTACAGGATCGCGGCATCCGGCATGTGTTTTTTAATGGCAATAATGATTTTGATCGTGTGCCTGCCGATCGCCGTTTTGATTGGGGACCACACTTTATCGGTCCATATGATCCCGCCCAGACCTGGGATCAGTGGCTGAGAAACAACGGATTTGATACTGTTGCGCCCAATTCTTATCATTTTGGGCGGGATGCCCACGCTGCCTGGTCCCGTTTCATGCTACAATATGTTGTCCGTAATAAACTGCTAACATAATGAGATACGTCCTGATTGACACAGCCAACATGTTCTTCCGCGCCCGGCACGTGGCCTTCCGCGCAGCCGACTTGGATGAAAAGGTTGGCTACGCCCTACACATAACCCTGGCTGCAGTGAACAAGGTCTGCCAGCGGTTTGCCGCCGATCACGTGGTGTTCGCGCTGGAAGGCAGATCGTGGCGCAAGGATGTGTATGCGCCCTACAAGCGCAATCGGGCCGAAGCCCGGGCCGCGCTCACAGAAGCCGAGCAGGAAGAAGATCGCCTGTTTTGGGAAACCTATGACGAGCTCACTAAATACTTGGCTGCAAAAACCAACTGCAGTGTGATCCGTTGTGCCACAGCCGAAGCTGATGACATCATAGCACGATGGATTGCTTTGCATCCCCAAGATCAACACACCATAGTAAGTTCAGATACAGATTTTGTTCAGCTCGTTGCTGCCAATGTGGATCAATACAATGGCATCACTGACGAACTCATTACAGTCAAAGGTATATTTGATGCCAAAGGCAATGCAGTGAAGGACAAGAAAACCGGCCAGGCCAAAGCCGTGCCCGATCCTGCATGGCTGCTGTTTGAAAAATGCATGCGCGGCGACGCATCTGACAATGTGTTTTCTGCCTATCCCGGCGTGCGTACCAAAGGCACCAAGAACAAAGTAGGACTCATGGAAGCATTTGAAGACCGCCATGCACGAGGCTATGCCTGGAACAATCTAATGTTGCAGCGTTGGACAGATCATGATGGTAATGAGCATCGTGTGCTGGACGACTACACTCGTAACCGTCAACTGATTGATCTCGCAGCACAGCCAGACGAGGTCAAATACAAAGTTGACACAGCTATAAAAGAACAGATATCTCACAAGGACATCGGACAGGTTGGTGTGAGATTCATGAAGTTCTGTGGCAGGTTTGATCTTCAAAAGATCAGCGAACAAGCAGAGCAACATGCACAATGGCTGAACACAGTATATCAAGGAGTATTGAATGATTGTAGCCAAACCCATAGTACCTGATCAATTCTGGATTCTCAAACAGGATGATCAAAAGATAGGTAACATCCAGGCCACGGCCTCGGGATTCACTGTGCAGATCTTGGATCAGGTTGCAAGTTATAAAAATGTTCGCATGATCAAACAGCGCATAGGCATTGACTTTGAGCCTGCTGTGAAAACCAACAAGCGACCACAGAATCAAGTGCATGGCTTTGACACCGGCTGTGCTGCCTACAATGGTATCTATGAAGTGCGTAGGCAGTTGCCACTGTTTACCAAGACTCGAAAAAGCAAGAGTTGGTATGCAGCAGGCTGGTACCGAGTACAACAGAATCGCACCTGGCAGGTTGTTCGCAATCCCAAATTGATCACGCTACAACGCTATGCATACCATGGTCCATTTCACACAGCGGAGCAAGCACAATGAGCCTACACATCAATCGTTTTGTTGATAGACTCAAAGCACATGCGCGTAGAGCGGCCCGTGACTTCGTCATGACCATTCAGGATGCTCGTGACCTGCATGCAGATATTACCAAGTTGCTGATGCAGCTTCAGGCCATGACAGAACAACGCAGCCGGGATCCAGAGGTGATTGCCATGGAAATCACTGGCGGTGGATTTAAATAAAAACTACATGGTTATTGGCATAAATATCAAGTAGAAGCAAGGAGATGCTGTGTCAAGACCAAAGCCAAAAATTCTAGTAGAACTAACTGACAAAAATACCTATCGTACCGAGCAGGTTTTGGCCAGCGAAGGTATCTGGGCTGTGTTTTTTGATGGCGCTCCGATCAATCTCAAGACCGCAAACATGCTGCAACAGTTTCCCGGGCCCAAATACAAAAAAGTCAGCTTTTCAAATCCAGGCCATGCTATTAATCTAGCCAAAAAATTAAACACGCAGTTTCGTAGCAACAAGTTCACAGTGGTGCTTCTGCGTGCCGGGGATCAGGTGTATCCCACGATCACTGGAACTGCCAGTGAATCGCAAGTCTGAAATCACTCAAAAGATACTAGAGCTCTTGCCCGATCAGCATCGTGTGAGCTTGGACACTGCGATGCATACCTGGTGGCGCAACATCAGACCACAGGGCGGTCTGGCACTCACAGAGCGTGGGCTGGTGATATTCAAAGACCTTGCGGAAATAGAATGCCATGAATTTGTGATACCCAAGGATCAAATGATCAATCAAGGCATGCTGTTGAGACTGGATCGAGGTCAGACATGGCCCTATCACTTAGACCGCAAACGTCGTATTACATTTTTTGGCAGCAAAGAAGCCATGATGATGGCGCTGTATGGTGATCTTGGTCGTTACGTAGATGGACTGCCAAAAAGTTAACAAACTAGCAAGATTTCTGGCAAAATTGCAGAAAAAAAACAAAAATATCATTTGACCTGGTATAAATAAAAATGTAAAATACACACTATGATGACTAAGAAACTTTCATTATCCTTGATGCACAAATGTTCAACAACATTGGGCCTACCTACATGGCTCCAGTTTGGATATGCCCGTACGATCGAGAATAGTGATAGCGGAGGGTCTGAGTAGATCAAGTATCAAGCAGCATCAATCTACTAGACCCTGGAAGTGCGAACTCCAGGGTTTTTCGTTTTTAAAGGTATTATGAAAGAAACAGCAGATGAAAAAATATTGCATTCGCTCAAGGAGCACGAACTAACAGCAGCACAATTGGCTCAGCTAATTGAAGCAAAGTTTGAACGAGCCAGGCTAATGCAACAAGGTTTTAGACAAATACAACACTCAAAAAACGTGTTATAATTGTCGAATGTTTTGGGTAACGAGGACCAGTGATTCATTAAAAATCACAAACGGGCGGACAGTACACATGAAAACCCTGGCGGCAACGAGGTGAGTAAGACTACTGGTTGGGGTGGCGACCCCAACATATGGTTGACCAATATCGGGTATTTGTTTATAATGCTTGATATTGGGACCATATTGAAGCACATTGTTTTTTCTTAGGCGCTTGAGTCGTGCCTGTAGTTTGGTTTAGTGTGCTTCAATATGTTTAGAATCCCGCAGTCCCTTCTGCGTTATTAAAGGGGGTACGTTGGCTTCACCATAATGCCAGGGCGCATACGATCAACTGCCTCAGAGCCCGCTTACATGGGTGCCAGAAAAATCGTAGGTGGGATGCACACCTTGCCACAAGTAAATGTGATGGACAGAGTAACAGCTCAGTCAGGGGCTTGAGGGATCAAGTGGCCTGACACCCTACTACAAGGAGAGTCCCCATGGACAGTGACAAGAGTGGTAAGATGCAGGGAGTATAGTCAAACGGTTAAGACAGCGGACTTTTAATCCGTCAGGTCAGGGTTCGAATCCCTGTGCTCCCACCATATAAAAAC